CCAGACGCCTGCGGGGCAAAGGTAGGCCGTTCCCCTGAAGCCTTCCAGCGTTTTGAGTTTTTCTCGGGCGGGTTTGCTGAGCTTCATTTTGTGATGTCCTGCAAAATGATGTACCGGTCGAGCGCAATCGTGCGCTTGAGGCCTGCCCCGTCGATCATCTGAATGTCATACCAATACTTGCCCGGCGTCTGGTCGGCCTGCATGTCCGTGATTGGGAACTTGATCTTTCCAGTCAGGGGGTCCACGGCCTCTCCACTCAACGAGAACAGATTGTTTGCCGCAGACGCGGGTGCTTTTTCGGGATCAACGGTGAGCTTGAAGCTGCACCCGGTGACGTTGAGGGCTACGCCGTCAATGGCGGCATAGCCTGTGTCGGGGGCCGTGTCGCCACGGTAGCGGGTAATGGCAGTCATGTGTTCACCTCGAATGAGTAAGCGGACGCTCCGGGGATAAATGCGTAGGAGGCTGTGTCAGGGACAAATTTGACGAGGCCTGGGGGTATGACGGAAATCAGCCCTGCCACGGGAAAACCCACTTGGCCGGTGGCATAGACGCCCTGGGCCAGTGCAACAGCCGCACCTTTTGCTGCAGGAACCCCAACGTAGCCCCCCGCCTGCACGCCTGACGGGTACACAACGGCTACGCCAGATACTCCTGGCACGGCCATCGGGGTGCCAACGCTCCAATACCCTGCCAGGCCAAGCGGATAGGTTCTGCATGCGCCAGTTGCTACCGGTGTTCCCGTTGAACCAACGGCCTGCAAGCCCGCTGGCGTGGCAATTGCCGAACTACCTGACAGGACAACAGGCGTGCCCACTGCGCCAGAAGCCGACACACCACCTGCCATGCGCCAAGCCTGTCCGGTAGCGATCAGCGCACCGACCGACCCGATAGCTTGCACACCCGAAGGCATAGCGACGGCTGCGCCACCTGCGACGACAACCGGCGTACCGACCGATGCTGAGGCTTGTACACCAATCGGTGCTGCGCGTGCTGCACCAGTCGCCACCGGTGTACCCACTGCAGCGTTTGCGGCTACGCCTGTGGGGATCGCAGTAGCTGGAATGTTGGCCCCTGCTATGACTGTCGGGGTACCTACGCTCGCGGTTGCTGAGACTCCCAAGGGAGTGCCGAGAGCGGCACCCTTCGCAGACAGTGCCCCCACAGCAGCTGCTGCAGACACCCCTGTAGGACTGGCCTTGGCTGCGCCCTTTGCAGACGGAGTGCCTACTGCGCTGGATGCGCTCACGCCTGCGGGCAGAGCTTTCGCTGCGCCAGTGGCTACGAGAGTGCCGACTGAGCCGGTGGCTTGCTGACCGATAGGGATGACTGTTGCCACCCCACCGCCACTCACCGTCCCAGGAATCCATAGGCTTCTGGATTGGGGCTTGAATAGCTGGTATTCGTTAGCGCTGAGTGACTTTATTTCTGAAGCAGATAGCGCCCTACTCCACTGGAAATGCTCCAGCATTGACCCGGATGGTATTCCGCTATACCCCGAAAAAACATACCAGTTTGCAAACCTATTTGTTCCGCTTGAAAATGTTGAGGAGTCTTCATATATTCGCACCCCATCTACATATAGCGCACCGCTGGACCCATTGTGTGTGTATGCGATGTCTATGGGCTTTCCAAGTGTGATTACATTTCCTGATGTAAAAACATACTCACCAACTACGTTATAGATGCGTAGTGATAGATTGTTCTGCTGTATCAGAATTCTTGGAATGCCTTCAGTTGCTACGTCGCCAAAAGAAAAGATACCTTTTGTAGCTGCACTATAAGTAATAATGCAGCGAATAAATATGCTCAATGGCGCATCATTCAGGCCTGCTTGAGAGGTCATGTACCCGCCAGTTTTTCCGACCCCTTTGTTTGAGACAGTTTGTGCCGGAGTGCCCACAAACGTGATTGGGTTTGGCCCAAGCAATTTAGTCATGCCATAGCTGCCGACCGGGCTAACTGCGACAGCTAAACTATTTGTGAGCGGATTGCTCCAGTCAATCTCAACCTCGCCCTGCGGCTGGCTGGTTCTCCGCGTCTTAAACGGCAGCATTTACACGCTCACGGCTTTGTCAATACGGCTCAGGAACGCTTCACACGTCACGGCATTGGTCGTGTTTCCAGTCACCTCAACTTCAAGGTGCATCGTGCCTTGCGGAACGTCATAGTTCCACTCGCCTGTGGTGCCTGACACTGTGCCATTGCCAACAACGTAGACGGTCTTCCAGTCTGCGCCTGCGCTGGCTGCAGTCGGTGTTGCCCCTGTGTTGTGGGCAATCAGAATGCGGGCTTCAGCTTGCGCCCCAAGAGTTCCGGCGTTGTTGAGTTTGATCGTCAACAAGCCGCCGAGCGCTGTGCGAAGGTCAGCCGTGCCGCGTGTCGTGGCCGTGGCTGCATTGCTGGTACTGGCAGCAATCAGCGTAACGACTGTTTTACTGAGGGTTGTATCAGTCATTTGTATGCTCCGGTGTCGTCTTTCAGGGTGACTTCGATTTGTGCCGCGCTCACTGGGTCAGCCACTTCGGCCACGGCCAGCAGCAGCGACTTCGCAGGCTCTGTGATCAGGGCATTAATCATCCCCCTCGTTGCAGCACTGCCAAAATCAAGCTCCCCCCGCTCGATCAGATACCAAGCCCACTTGAGGGCTGGCACTGTAGCGGTCTGCCCTTGCAGAGCGTCCAGCAGAGTTGCGCCACCTTCAGGCCCGAGCGTCTCCAGCACCAGGCCGATTCCGCCGAGCCTTTGCGTGACTTTGGTGCGGCCCACATTCACCGCCGCAGCAATTGCGCCGTAGTCGTGCGAAGCGATCAACTCCGCACTGCACTTGGCTTGGATTTCGGTTAGAAGGGTCATGGCAGACCTCAGACGAAGCGAACCGTGCCTGCCGCTGCTGTGGCAGCGGGCAACTGCAACGTCCACGTTGCCGCTGTGGACGTTGCGCTTGTGAACTTGAGCACAGCAACCGCCTTGTTTGAACGGCTGGAGTTGTAGATCAGCGCAGTGTCAGCGGTGATCGTGGCAGACGTCCAAGCCGGGTCAGTCGTCCAGTCAAGAACGGCTGTGTCCGTGTCCAGCGTGACACTGAAGCCCGCCAGATTCATGCCGCCTGCGGTGTAGCCGGTGCCGGTAATCTCACCCGTGGCGGTGTAGGCTGTGGTGGCCTTGGACAAGGTTGCAGCTGCGTCTGTGTACAAGGCGATCTTGTAGGTGTCTGCGGCTGTGTGGGGGGTCATTGCAAGCAGCTCTTGTTTGAAGCTGTTGCAGATTGCTGCTGTGGTTGCCATGGTGGTGTTCCTTTGTTACGGATTGGGGGTGAACTTGGTGGTGACGGTGTAGGTGGTCATTTCACGGCTCCAGCGACCAGCGTCCCGAGGCCGAACTTGGCGGCGATCCCGGCGCAAACGAGGATGGCGAGAATTTGCAAAATGCCCCAGATCGATTTCTTGGCCACATCGACCTTCAGGCCGCGCCAAAATTCCTCTTGCGCGTGGGCCGCGTCGATAATGGCCTGGTGCGCGGCTTTGTGTGCCGTCGGACCATCGGGGAAAGCCTCAAGCTCCAGTGCTTTGATGAGTGCGCGCACGTTGTCCATCTCACGCAGCTCGTGCTCGTGCAACTTGCGCTCGATGGCGGCTTCCACTTCTGATAAATCACTCATTGAAAGTCCTGTTCCATTTCTGTTCAAGCTCAAATTCCCCGCGACAGTGATCAGGCTGCCAACGGCTGAAAGCCCAGTCGATCTTGGGGCGCCAGAATTTCCCCCAGAACTTGCCGTCCTGCTCAGTGGAGTAGGCTGCTGCGCTCAGGGTTTCGTTCCGTCTACAACCCACGCACGCGGCGAGCAACAAGTCGAACGCGACGATGATGTTGAAGAGGCGGGATGGCTTCATGTGGCCACCGTGGGTTTCACGGCCTCACCAGTGGCGGCGTCAGTCTTCAGGCCAGCCGTGAAAAACGCGTAATTAGCCTGGGCCAGCGCCGCATTGCCACCGAACTCCGCGTCTTTTGACCAGGCCCGGTACAACACAAAGTAAATGAGCGCGTTCTTGCATGTGTCTTTGCAACTGATGTTCCCAGTCACAGTGCTGTAAGCTGCCCCACTTGGCGCGGCCACGTCCACAGGCAAGGACGAATACACCAGATCCACACTGGCTCCGCTGGCGGCCGGGGGGTAGGTATAAAAGGCGTCAGGCTCTTTGCTGTCGTAACAGTAGTGCTTGATCGTTGTGCTGGCGGTCTTGGTCATCCACCCGGGCTCCACGGCATCCAGCATGGTCCGATCCACCAGGCGAATCGGTGCACCGTTGGTGTTGCGGCTGATTTCCTCAAGGTTGACGCAGGCGTCCGGCAGGGTGTGCTTGACCCCTGTGATGGATGTGGGCACTGTGACGACAAAGAGGTCCGGCCGCAGTGTGGCAATCTCGCGTTGGCCGTCATTGAGGTGCGCAACAAGCTCAGTAGCCGGCCAGCGAATGCCGGTCAGGTCTTGCAGCAGCTCCTGCGAGGTCTGGATGATGGACTGGGCGGTGATGGTCATAGTGCATCAAGAATCCCATGACTTTGTTCGGAGTCAACATGGAGGCTTAGTGGCACTTGGCCAGCTATCAAAATGAAAAAACCGCACGTAGGCGGCTTTGGATATTCCCGTTGCTCTTATAGATAGCTTGCGTGGCTGCGCATCTTCTGCGCCATGAATCCACGCGACACCTTGGCGGCAACAGTGGCGATTCTGGACGTGAACTGAGTTGAGTAGATGCCTGCCGCGTTGTAATCCGTCCACGGCTGTTTTGGTAGCCGCATCAGTGACGTGATGGCTCCCAGGGCAATGTCGTGCAAATACTCGGCGCCAATCACGTCATCGAGTGTTGCCGCAGTGCGTGATGGTGCAAGGACAGCATCCACCTGGACCGCAATACCGGAAACTTGAAGCGGTGAAATATGCAGTGTCTTGTTGTCCTGAGTGAAGCAATAGTTTTGCGTTGAACCCGAGCGAGCCAGCTTCAACCCATTAGATGAATCGGTTACCGGGTGGCTACGGCCATCAACAGACACGGCCTTGATCTTGATGATCTGCAAACCCGTTTCATTCTCAAGCTCCACCAGATTGCTAACGCCATCGGTAACGACTGGATCAAGGGTCTTTTGCCAGCATGAGGTTCTGCGACAGAACTCGATGGCCGCCAGCCTTGCGTGCTGCTCAATCAGCGGATCAGGGCACCCAATGACGTATGGGGCAACGTAGGGGTTAAATTCACTCCACTGCATCGCCGTACCGCCTGTGCGTCAGATACTTCAATTGCAAGCGGATTTTGTCGTCGCTCATTGACGACGCTTCAGACTTGGGCATTCCCAAGGTCCACGCCAGGTGACGAAGGTCATCGCCTGTCAGGTATGCCGGGTTGTTTCGCTGCTCAGATGTCAGCACCGGAGAGGTTTCCCCCTCCGGTTGTTGCAAGGACTGTCTCCAGCCTCTTGGCTTGCCTGCCATGGTTAGGCGTTCACGATGCCCACAGGGGCTGGAACACACAGCAACGTCGCACGGATGCTGATGGCGGCCGAGGTTGTCGCCCCACCGATCTTCAAACCCCACGACTTCACTTCTGCGCTTGGAGCGATTGGCGTAAACGACTTGGTGCCACGAAGCAGCACAGCCGTTGCAGCAGCTTGCGCCGATGCAAAGAACTCGCTGCCCAAGGTGCGGGCCTGGTCGGTCGAGGCGTAGGCGCCACTCATGATGCCGGCGTCCAGAGTCACGGAAGCTCCAAGCACGCCCGTGTGAACAATGATGTCCACCGGGATGCAGTTGTCAGGGATGGCGCCCATTTCTATGATCGAGCCCGATGCCAGGCCACCCGTGGGGGTAACGTAGTCAGCGATCACGCCAATCACCTCGTAGGCTTCATCGGGGCTGACTGCCTGCACGCCAGCTTTGACCTGTTTGGATTGATAGTTTGCCATGGTGTTTGCTCCTTAAACAGCGGCGGTGTAGAACGTGTCCACGGAGATAAGGCCGTAGTCCATGTTTGTCCCCGATGGGCTTGGGAACTGAGTCTTGTCAGCGCCGAAGATCATCTCGAAGAACAGGATGTGGTCATGGTTGCGGTCATCCATGTCTTCATCCAGTGCAACCGACATACCATCGGCCATGCCTTTGGTTCCGTGCGCCACAGCGATAGCGTTGGCACCCATGAACAGCGAGCGGGCAGCCAAACCATTGACGCCAGCGCCGTAGTCGCTGAACTTGATCCCGACTTCGCACTCGTCAACAAGCACGCCGTTGAACATGCCAGCGCCACCCTTGAAGATTTCGCTTTCCTTGCCAATGGCAGCGGTCAAAGCCTTTTGAGCCTCAAACCAGCCTTGGCCACCAGCGTCGTCGCGGATGTCCTGCATCACTTCGGGCAACACGGCCAGCACAAAGCACTCCTTGCCATTCTTGCGAATGGGAGTCATCTTCACGCCATTTGCGCCGAATCCAAGCAGCTTCTTGGCTTTGGTGCGCAGCTTGTTGACGGTGGCAAGAGACATCTTGTCGGCACCTGTTGCCGTCAATGTGTTCTTTACCTTGTCGCCAGCACCACCAATGAACAGGTGATTGGCATCCGGCGCGCGCAGAGCGTTCGGGTAGCCAGCGTAATCTGTGCCGAGTTGTTGAATCTCGTCACCAACACCGCGTGCACCGGCTGCAGCGCAGGCAATGGTTTCTTCGTACAGGTCTTTGATGTACTCGGTCAGCTTTTCGCGGCCTTGCTGCTTCAGGTTGAAGCCAACACGCGATTGCTCGATGCGGGCTCCGATGTTCACGCCATGGCGGAACTCGTTGATACGCATCGTGTGGGCGCTGTGCTGCAGACGGAACTCAGAACCGGACAATTTCTTGCCTTCGGTAATGGGTGCGCCGCGCAGTTTGGCCACCAGAGCGGTTGTCACTTCATCGCCAGAGCCTTTTTCAAGCTCCGTTTTCTTGATCACCGCAGAGCGGGAACCTTCTGGGCCTTCCAGCCGTGCAAAGTATTGATCCTTTGCTGCATCTTCAGCAACTGCTGCAGCCCAAGCCTTGCGTTTGTTTGCGTCGGCGGGCAAAATCGTGGTACGAGCCATGGTATCTCCTTGAAAATGGCTTTTGACTCACTCCTGCGAGCCGACACACACCACGGGTTAGCGTGGCTACGGAAGGTGGGGCAATACAGGTGTCTTTTCCTGCCGGTCAACCCTTACGGATTGACTTGCCTGGATGCGAACACGCGCCTTGCGTCCATCTTTGGATTCAAGTATTAGCACAATTTTTTCGGAGTCAACACCATTTATTCCGCGCAGGCAAATCGACTCACCTACGCGCATTTCCATGATCAACCCGGATTGGTGCGCCATACCTGCCTATGCCTCGTCCAGCAGAGCCTTACGCTGGTTTGGCGACAGTTTTGCAAAGGCGTCCTGATAGGCTTGGCCAGTCAGCCGGCCAATCTGATCGAGCATGTTGCCGTTGGCGTTGGGCGTTGCCGCGGTAGGGATGCTGCGAAGCGTCACCGGCACTTTGACATCAGGGATGCGACTCTTGATCGCCTGTTCAACTACCTGGCCCTTGCTGGTCACGCCACGTAAAGCCAGCACCACTTTGTGCGCCTGGGCAAGAATCTCGGCGTAGTCAAGACCGGCGTTGTCCGCATCGGAGGCCACAGCCTGCAAAGCCATGTCAAACTGCTTCTGTGCCTTTGGATCGGCGGCGTAATCGACTTCGGCCTTTGAATTGGCGATCAGCTTCTTAATCTCCTTGCGCTGGTACTGCGCCTGGGATTGAATGTTGGCCTCCTGCAGAGTCTCGGCACGAATGCGCTGTGCCGTCAGGTCTTCAAGGGCATCACTGACCCGGGCCTCATTGGCTGCAAACTCGTCGGCGTCCATCTCGCCGTCCATGAGTTTCTTCATCAGGCCAGCCTTCTCCTTCAGCAGCTCCGCGCGCTGGGCTTTGTAGTCGGCCGGCACATCGGCCTGGTACACCGTTGGTGCTTGCTCGGACTGGGCGGCGTCTTCGACCGGCGCTTGTTCAGCTTCAGCCGTTACTTCTTCGGGGATTTCTTCGGCCTGATCCGGGTCGGCAATCGACTCAGACTCTGGCGCGGCTTCGACCTCGATCGGGTCGTTATCACCAAACGGGTCTTCTCCTCGCTCTTTGGCGGCAGCAATTTCGGTCAGGATGCGGGTTTCTTCGGGGGTTTTCATGGTCATAGTCACACTCCAGCGTGGTTAAAAAAGGGTTACATCAATTCAGGCTGAATGCCATCGGGTCGCATCGTTTCACTGCCCGCCATGCCGCCATCCATCTGCTGCATGGGCGGAACTTGCGGGCTTGGCTCGGCTTGCTGCGGGATCACGCTCGGGTCAATCACGCCGGTTCCTGACTGGTCTTTGAAGCCCACAGACTTCAGCAACTCATCGGCAATCGGGGTGATTTGCGGCGCCATGGCCAGCACTTGCGCGGCCTGGGCACTGAGGTACAGTCCCTCCAGCCTTTTGGCCATCGCATCGGCTTCGAGCTTCTCTCCTTTGGCCTGTGCTTCACGGATATCGGCTTGCAACTTGGCCATCTGCGAGTCAAACTGTGCTTTGGCCATCTGCGCCTGCTGCTGCTTGGCGGCCTGCTGTTCTGGCGTCATCTTTCCGTCTGAGCCTGATTGGCCATTCACCTGGCGAATGCGCTGCAACAGCGTTTCCTTCTTTGGCAGGTTCGGGTGCATTTCAAACACCACATCAAGCATCTGCATCACCATTTGAGGCGCTGCGGCGGCAAGTTGGGTCATGACCTGCATCAGCGACTCGAAGGCGGCTTCAGCAAATGACTGCTTCCACGCCTGCTCGCCAACCACAAAGATAGCTCTGCGCTGGGTGATGTCGTTCAGGTAGGTTCCATCGTCCTGCGGGTCGTTCAAGGTCGTGTAGTCGTACTTGCCGACATCAGTCGCGTTTCTGACCGTGATCTTCTCGGTGATGAACTGCTCGGCCAGGCTCAGTGTCATTTCACCTTCCATTTGGCGGGCGAATAGGGTGTTGTCGAACAGCTCCATGGTTAACAAACTGCCCTGCTCCTGCTTGGCCAGCACAGCCTTGCCGCTGATGGAGTTGGTGTCAAGCCCACGGTTCTCGCCGTTCACTCCGGCCATCATGCGGATGGCGTTGGTGTCCTGCTCGGCCAGTTGCATCTGGAACTGCGCCTTGCCGCGGTTGTCCCGGTCGCGCACCTTGTTTCCGGCCAGAGCGCCCCGGGCGAAGATGGCCGTACCGTCGGGCGCATCCAACTCCTGGCGAAGCTCGTCAATGTCCATCACCTCAGGATTGAAGGCATCTTCTTCCATCCACACCTGATTGGCGCTGGCCTCGTACAGACTGCGGCTCATTCGGTGATTCTTGGCTTCTTGCGGTCCAATCAGCGGCAGGATGGGGCTGTAAGGCAAGCCTGTGCGCCTGTTTCGATAGGCCCACACAGGAATAAACGGGAAACGATCATGCTTGAACGGGCTCCAAACTTCAATCAGCATGTCCTTCTCGGTCATCACAGAGCACGCGATCTTGAACGTCACCGGGTCAGCAATGCCGAACGGCCCCGGCTCTGTGTTGGCGAACGGCTCACGACTCCAGCACTCAATCAGCATAACGCGCTCACGGGCATTGAACAGATCCACCGGCTTGGCGGTCATGTAGTCGAGGTTCGGGTCATCGCGGCTGAAGGTGTCCAGGCCAGCAATCAGGCCAGAGCCGCCCAGCCAGCTTCGGAACACTTCGGCGTCGTCTCCGGTCTGCACACACTGCGCCAGTTGCTCTTTTTTGTCGGGGAAGATGGCTTCAGCGACATCCAGATCCACGACTTTGATGCGAAACAGGTAGCGCGCATCGGACAAGTCCCGCTTGGTCGCTTGCGAGTCCCACAAGATGTTTCGCCACGACTCGGCGCCGATGAAGATTGGCACCCCTGATTTATCGCCACGCAAACCCACCTCAATCCAGCCTACACCGGCCTTGGCTGCATCCTCAAAGGCATAGCTGCGCTCAAACTGCGCCCGGTTGCTGTCGTCAAGGTACTTCAGCAACTTGGTTTTGTTGCTGGCATCCTCTGTAGCCTGCTCTCCTGGCGCTTCAGCGGTCACAAAGAAGTCAACCCGGGTCTTGCGCTCGGTTCCAATCAGCCAATCGATGGTTGGCTTGACCTCGTTATAGACGATAGGATTCTGCCCGCGGCCGCGCACTGTTTCGGCGTCTTCGTGCGTCCACTGGTTTCCATCGTAAAATGACTCCGATTTAGCCATCATCATCCGATTGCTGGCCTGCCTAGAAGCCTCGGCCAAGAACCAATCTCGCTTTTTGGTGTGGCGTTCACGGACACTCGCCTCGTCCATCTTCATGCCCTTCATACGGACTCCTCGCGCAATGTTTTCCCTGAGTTCTTTTCGGTAACACGCATATCCCAAAGAGGCGCGGTCTCGAATGAATCCTTGACGATCTTTGGCGTGACCGGCATCAGCACCAGCTCAGGCGCAAACGTCACCACCACATCGACCAGGGCGCTCAAAGCCTCCCTGTCGTTGATGTCCTTATCCAGAATCGGCAATGCCTGGCGTGCTTCACGAATGCAATGCTCACTTGGGCCACCGGTACACTTGCCATTGCCAGTGAAACCCACGAACTCCGTGATGGCTCTGCGGCCAATCACCCACAATCCAGCGCCTTCACGGCTGGCAAACACGTTGCTGGCTGGCCAGATCACCATCGCAGGCTGAGACTTCTTGCCCTCGCCAATCCATTCAAGCGAACAGACAAAGCCGCGGTGCACCTTGGTTTTGTGGGCGTGATAACCGGCTGACCACATGGGTCGGCCTGATGGGGTGACGATGGGACTCATCTGCATGGCTATCTCCAGCTTCTGGTTCGGTTTTTGAAAGATTCGAGCTTGGTTGACACGTTGTTGCTCATCAGGTCAACGGCTTGCCCGAGATACCTGAACATGTCGGCCGAATGGCTGTATTCATCGTGAAGTGGTGCGCCTGGCTCGTTGGTGCGCTGGTTCACGTCGCGCCGGTAACGCTTCAGGCTCTCGACAAGGCGCATGGTCTTTGTCTTGTCGAAGTAGCACTTGGGAAAAGCCATTCGTGCGGCCTTGATGCCCTCTTCGATGCTGTCAACCGGCAACACTTCCACCTTTCGGCGCATGTCGGTCAGTTGCTCCTCTGTGCTCTTTCCAGTCTGGAAGTTGCGTGTCCGGCCATCGTGCGGGATAAAGTCAATGCCGTAGCGGTACGGTCGCTTGTCAAGCTCGGCCACATACCAATCGAGCGTTCGGTTTGATTCTTCGATGTGGTCAATGATGCGAATGTCCATCGGTCCACGCTGCACAAAGCCAATGACCATCGAGTCGTTCCAACCCAAATCCCACACCGTGTGCACTGGCAACAGTGGGTCGTATGGCACATCACGCACCCGGCTATCGGCAAACAGGGCATCAATCTCGTGGCGATAGATGGCTCCTTCGGCCACGCGCCT